TTGCTTTTGCACGAGCTTACAAAGTTTTAGACAAAATAAGGAGCATGAAGTGAGAAAGCAGTGCCGAAGGAAAATTTGGTCAACCGATATTGATGTGATTGCTCACGCTATTGCTGGCGCAAGCATTACAGACGAAGCAAGCCTAAACAAACTGCGCCTTGGCGAACTATCTGCGTTAGAGGCCATGCGGATGGGCAAAGGAACGCTAGAAGATTGGCGTATGCTAGTTGACCTTATGAATATTACTGAAACATTCGGAAAGAACGGCATCGGCCCTGAAGCACTGCCAGACTGTGAACTAGCCCAAGAAAGCCTACATAAAGCCGCCAAACGCTACGAAGCGACCAAGCGTATGGGATTGGATGGGCAAGGTATTAAAGCGCTGCAAAATGTGCGGGAGTGGCATGATCTACAGCGTACAAGCGTGGCAAGGTCGGTTTACGAGCGCATGATTGAAAAAACCCGCAACAACATTCGTTCACACGGTAAGGATGTGGTGGTGATATGAAAATTCAAATTGGTGACGCAACGCTGTACTTAGGCGATTGCATGGACATTCTTCCGACCTTAGACAAGGTTGATGCGGTGATTACTGACCCGCCTTATGGTATTGGTCAAGATGGTGGGTCGCAAAGAACAAGAGGAAGCAAAAGAACAAACGGCAAAAAAATGGGTTGGGATAATCAAAGACCGCAAAAAGCCATTTTTGATTTAATGGAAATAGCTGGTGATGTTCGTATTTATTGGGGTGGAAACTATTTTGCTGATTACCTGCCAGCCTCAATGGGTTGGCTTTATTGGGAAAAACGAATGGGTGGAGACTTTGCCGATGGTGAATTGGCGTGGACAAGTCAACACAAAGCATTAAGGCAATTTAGTCATTACAAAAAAAACAAAGGCGATGAGCATCCAACGCAAAAGCCGCTTGAACTTATGCTTTGGTGCATAGAACAATGCAAAAACAATCCTCAATCAATCATTGACCCTTTTATGGGAAGCGGTACAACAGGCGTGGCAGCTATTCAAATGGGGCGCAAGTTCATAGGCATAGAACGTGAGTCAAAATATTTTGACATTGCTTGTAAACGCATAGAACAAGCCAGCAAGCAGATTGATATGTTTGTTGACCAACCAAAACAAGAACAAGTAAGTTTTTTATGACTGCCAGACCAAAGTTTAATTACTTCCGTAGCAAGCAACATCTGAAAAACGTAGCTTCATTGCCTTGCCAAAATTGCTACATTGAAGGCCAGACGCAGGCGGCACATTCAAATTTTGCGGAACATGGCAAAGGCAAAAGCATTAAAGCATCGGACGAATACGTAGCAGCGTTATGCCAAAAATGCCATTACGAACTAGATCAGGGAAATAAACTCAACAAGGGGCAAAAACGTGAGTTGTTCATGCTAGCACTACAAAAGACTGTGTGCCGCCTTGTTGAGCAGGGCTTGTGGCCCAAAGAGATAACGCCTTAAAACTTACGCATATTGGGCAGCGGTGCGTCTTTTTGTGATTTTCCTTGTGCCTCATGAGAACGGTGCATAGGATGTGCATGAGCCGCATCTGTCTTTTCGTGTTCGCGTAGTTCTTTTTCTAAACCCGCAACTTTGCGAGCTTCTGCTTTCCATTCACGTTCGATAACGTAGTTTGAAGGTTCACGGTGTTTGGGCTTTTCAGCTTTAACAGAAAATTTGGTTGCCATTGGAAAAACTCCTATAATGTGTGTGCCGATTATGGCAAATTTTTCTTTGCAAAGGAAATTGAAAATGGGTTACCCAAATATGGAAAAAGAACCGAAGGGCGCTAAATCAAGCGACCGTACTGGTGAAAAGAAAATTCATGTGTCTAAAGTTGACCGTGAAGCCTACGAGCCTGGCGTGTCTGGCGAGAAAATGCCCAAGGGTGTTTTGTCTAGCGATACATCTGGCGAGCGCAAGGCTAAGATTGTTGGCGGCGTTGCTATGGGCAAGGCTGACAGCATCGGTTCACGCGATGGTTCACACATGGGTCGCGTTGATGGTCGTTGCGGCGAGATGAACACTGGTTCGTCTGAAAAAGTCGTGTACGATCACAAACGTAGCGATTATGGTAAGTAATGCGAAACCCCAAGAGTCAGTCGGGACTCAAGGGGCTTCTAGGCACAACAAAAAGAGGTTGTCATGCTTGGTGAACATTGTAAGTCTTGTATCTACTTCAAAGATACAGAAAGAGGCTCATTAGGAGTCTGTCGGCGTTTCCCAGCTCACCATAACAAAAGTCGTGAGGACTGGTGCGGTGAATTCAAAGCTGAAATGCTGGCGCTGCCTGTTGTAGATATGCAACGCAAGCCAGGTCGCCCAAAGAAAGAGGTACAGAATGTACAAGCCTCTGAAGGATAAAGTCATTGTTAAGCCTGAAAAGCGGTTTACATCTGAATCGCTGGATTTAAGCATAGTGGCTGGCGCGGAAACTACTGGATACATTACCGCCGTGGGTGATGATGCTGCGGCGCATGGCTTAAATGTGGGCGATAAAGTACACTTTGGCACGATTGCTGACACATATAAAGATGAGTATTTGAAATATCACGACTTCAAAGAAAACGGCGAACGCTATCTAGTGATGAGTTGGCAAGATATTTGCTTTGTGGAAGAAGCATGAACGAGGCATACAAGCTATTGTGGTTTCACGACTGCGCTGTAAAGCAAATGGAATGGCTGAAAGCGAACGGTGGCAGCTATGAGATGGTTGAATCGTTCAAAGAGTTTGTGAACAGTTACGCAACAAAGATCAAGGAAATCAAAGATGCCGTTAATCAAGAGCAAATCAGACAAAGCGTTCAAAGAGAACATCAAAGCGGAAGTGAAGGCGGGTAAACCTGTCAAGCAAGCCGTGGCAATTGCATACTCTGAAAAGCGGGAAGCTGCCAAAAAGCCTAAAAAGAAATAAAATCGGGTAAACCGAGGATTTCTATGCCAACATTAGCCGACTTGCTGCAACTTCAACAAAATGCCAACGCTTATGTTGGCTATCCGCAATTGCAGCGCCAAGCAGCAAGGATGCAGCAAGCGCAAGCTGGAAGAATTCCTGAAAACTTGCAAGACCCAAGAACTTATGGTTTTGTGCGGGGAATGTTGGGAAGTAGCCCTGATGATTTGGGAATGAGTGTAATGTCCCCAAATACAGCAAAAGCTAAAGAAGCTGCTTATTACGGCAATCAATTGTCTAATCTTGCTCAAATTGCGCCAGCCGCTGCGCCTGCGCTTAAGGGTTATGGAAAACTTGCTGGCGAAGCTATAAATGACGCTATGGTTTATGGTACAGGCCCATTAGCCAAAATAACACCACAATCCATGAAAATGGTTGAGGATACGGCTTATAAAGGTAGTCACGTTGCGCCAAATTGGAAAACTTACGGTGCGCCATTACATGATCTAACACAAATCATGCCAGCAGACGTTTATTCTCAATCTGGTAAAGAACTTTATGGTGTTGGTGATAGATTAACTGATTCTGAATGGCGAATTGCCGCCCTAAAAGCTAGAAACAAACCAGACGCAATGATTGACGTTTATCGTGCTGTACCGAAAGGCGTGAAAGACATTAATCATGGCGATTGGGTAACAACAAGCCCTAACTATGCTAAATGGCATGGTGAGAACGTCTTGGATGGTGATTACGATATTGTAAAAAAATCCGTAAAAGCCAAAACTCTTTCAACAGAAGGTTATCCGTATGAATTCGGATATCACGAAAATAATGACTGAAGTAAAACGCCCAGTAGGTAGACCAAGCCTGTTCAAAGAAGAATACTCTGATCAATTGATTGAGTATTTTGATATTGAGCCGTATGAGCGCAGACCTTTATTGGATGCTCAAGGTAATGAAAAAGGCTCAGAGATTGTTGCTGCCAAATTTCCTACATTGGCACGTTTTGCCATAAAAATAGGCGTGACAAGAGAGACGCTTCATGAATGGGCGACAGCCAAAAATGAGGATGGAGAACTAAAGCATCCTGATTTTTCTTACGCCTATAAAAGAGCAAAAGATTTTCAAGAGGCAATACTTGTTGAGGGCGCAATGGCTAACGCATTTCATGCCAATTTCAGCATCTTTACCGCTAAAAACGTATTGGGATGGCGAGACAAGATGGAGCAGGAAATTACAGGGGTGGATGGTGCTCCATTGCTGACAGGCATCCAAGTCACATTCGTCAAACCTAATGAGTGACGTAAAGACCGCCATTGCTAACGCACAGTTTCCAGCCAAGCTGGAGTGCTTATTCAACCCTAAGAATTCCCGCTATCGAGTGCTGTATGGTGGTCGTGGCGGCGCTAAGTCATGGGGGGTGGCTAGAGCATTGCTGATTAAAGGCGCTCAAGCACCATTGCGGATTCTTTGCGCTCGTGAGTTTCAGACTTCTATCAAAGATTCAGTCCACAAGCTGCTGTGCGACCAGATCGTTGATATGGGTTTGGCTGGCTTTTACGAGATTACCGAGAAGTCCATCAAAGGCAAAAACGGCACAGAGTTCTTTTTTGTTGGCCTACGGAACAACGTGGTTAACGTCAAATCCATTGAGGGCGTGGATGTGTGTTGGGTTGAAGAAGCACAGACGGTCAGCCGCAATAGCTGGAACGTGCTGATTCCTACCATTCGTAAGGAGCAGTCCGAGATTTGGGTGACGTTTAACCCCGAGTTGGAGACAGACGAGACTTACCAGCGGTTTGTGGCTAACCCACCCGCCAACGCCATTGTCCAAAAGATCAATTGGTCGGATAACCCTTGGTTTCCTGATACGCTCAAAGACGAGATGCTGGCGCTAAAGTCACGCGACCCTGCGGCGCATAGAATCGTTTGGGAAGGCTTCTGCCGCATGACGGTGGACGGTGCTATCTTCGGCAAAGAAATGCAAATGGCCGAGTTGGACAGCCGAATCACTAACGTGCCATACGATGCTTCTAAGCCTGTTCACGCCGTATTCGACTTGGGTTGGGCAGATATGACCTCAGTCTGGTTTGTTCAGTTTATTGGCATGGAAACACGCCTGATTCGCTACATTGAGGTCAATCAAACCACAATGACGGACATTCTGGCGAAGATGCAGACCTACGGCTATCTCTACGATACCCTATGGTTGCCACACGATGCCCAAAATAAGACGCTGGCATCGTCAGGTCGCAGTATTGAGGACATTGTGAGGGCAGCAGGCTACAAGACTAAGGTTTTGGAGCGTGTGCCTGTGGTGGATTCGATCAACGCTGCAAGAACGATATTCAGGTCGTGTTATTTTGATAGAGATAATTGTGCCGAAGGGTTACAATGCCTCCGACACTATCGTTATGAAGTTGACTCCGAGACAGGCCAATTTAGCAGAACGCCTCTCCATGACCATTACAGTCACGGTGCAGACGCATTTAGATATATCGGGTTAATGGTGAATGAGCCTAGAGGCAGGCAGCGTCAAAAATCTGTGCCGCAGAACTATGGCGGCGCACACTCTTGGATGGGTAATTAAATGGCTGAATTCAATGAAAGCTCTTTGAGCGATTACGACCCTCGAATTGACGAGGCTATCCAGTTTTTGCGT